GGCGCCGATGAACAGCGTTTTGTACGCGTTCATCGACCCTTCGTGGCCTTCGCGGAACAGGTCGATCCAGGGGCGCATCTTCTCGACCGAGTCGAGGTCGAACTTGACGACCATGTTCGGCGTCGCCCCGTTCTCGAAAAACCTGCCTTTGAAGTCGGTGGCGGCCTTGTCGGCCATCACCTCGCGGATCACCGGCGTCAGCCAGCTCATGCCGCGGAACCTGGCTTCGGGGTCGGGGATCGGCGCGAAGTGCGCCACCTCCTCCGGCAGAAACGACTGGACGTCCCGGCCGGAGTGGCGGCCGCCGGGGTAGAACAGGTAGCCGATGACCTGGGCGTCGACGTCCCATGCGTCGGCGTCCTCGTTCGGGCTGCCGGACACGATGTCGACCCAGTCGGGTCGGAGGAGGCCTACGCCGTGCGGCCGGCGGACCGCGAACGCGTTCCCGGCCAGGTCAGCCCACTGGAGCATCTTCGCGAGCAGGTCGCCGGTCGTGCCACCAGGCCACGGCGTTTCAAGGATCGCGAGGCTCGGGTCGCCGAACAGTTGCCCCGGACGCCCCTTCGTGTACCGCCGGTACTGGAACCGCGCCTCCGAAAACAGCTTCGCCCGGACGTCCATGCACGCGAACACAACCGCCGACGCCTTGTACGCGCCGCGGATGAGGCTCGAGAAGTCGCGGATTTCTTCCCCCTCCGATCCCGGCAGCGTGTAACTGACGCCGTTGAAGCTGAACGACGACAGCATCTGAACGTACTGCTGAAGTGAAAGAGCCGGATCGCTCCGGCTCTCGGACTTGCCACGGAACGGGTTCAGCCTCACGGCTTCCTGCCTCGGCATTGAGGCGGCCACAGCCCAGCCTCCCGCAGATCCGTCATCAGCCGCGCGTTGAAATCCAGGGCGAGCCGACGCATCTCGGGATCCTTCAACAGGAACGCTCGAGCAACCCGGTCGGCCACCACGGCCGCGATCTGGGCTGCGGTCATCCCCGCGTACCGGCTCACTACTACGCCCACGCGAACGCCGGCTCCTCGACCCGGCCAAGGTTCGCCGCCGCGCTGGTGTGGGCCATCGCCGCCGCGATCAACGCGTCGATCACACGCCGGCGGGCGAGCTCGTCACGAACCGTCCGCGACTCTTTGGGCCGCTCAAACTTCGTGTCCCCCTGCGGCAGCACCCTGGCGATCGCGTTCAACGCGTGCGACGTGAGGCCCGCGTCGCCAGAGTGGTGCAGCCACCCCTCGCGGAGGGCTTCCATGAACCGGGCGTAATCCAAACACGCGAGCGAGTTCACCTGCGTCCGGTCGACCACCAGGGCGCCGAGCGTTTCGCTGATCCACTGGGAGAGCTGCGCCCCGTTCGTCATGTCCATAACCACCGTGTGAACAGGGTTCCGCTCGTGGATGTTCAACAGGGCGGCCTCGACGAGGTGCGCGTCCAACTGGTTACCGTCACGGGGCGGCTCCAAAATCGTCGCCGGCCCGAACAACCGGAACTCCGGATCCCGAATCCACAACGGCACCATCGCGGTCGTGTCGTACTTCCACCCCAGATCCAGGCCCAACCAGACGTCCTGGCCCTCCGGGATCCGCTCGTCGGTGCGGGCGCGGTGCCACTCGCTCTCAGTAATCGCCGCCGTCACCCCGCGGGTCGGAAGGTTGCACGTCAACCGCGACCAGTGCTGCAACGACATCCCCGGCAACTCGAACTTCTCCTCGAGCATCTCAGCCGTCACCCCGCTGAACGGATTCGCCCTCGCGACGAGCTCGAAATCCTCGACGTTGGCCCCCTCGGGGACCGCCCAGTCATGCAGCACCGAGTTCGGCTTCGCCGCCCGCGTGAACGTCTCCCCATGCTCGAGCTCGGCCGCCGACTGGCGCATCTGCTCACGCACCTCCTCGAACTCCGACCCCGGCTCGCCCGCAGTCGAGATCACGATCACCTGGCCGCCCCGCTTCCCCAACTTCCCCAGCCACGTCCGGTACAGCCCCAGCGACCGGTGACGGTGCAACTCGTCAATGATCGCCAACGTCGGAATCACCCCATCACCCGACTTCTCATCCGCCGCGAAAATCTGGATGCGGGAACGGTTCGACAAACACTTGATCCGCCGATACCCCTCGAAACACTTGAACACCTCCGACAACCGCGGCGTCCGCAACACAAACCCCTCCGCCTGCTGGTACATCACCTCCGCCTGATCCCTCGCCGACGCCGCCACCGGAATCCGCGCCGCCGACGTGAACTCACAGTGGTACAACGCCAGCCCCGCCAGCAACGTCGTCTTCCCGTTCCCCTCCGGCACAACCAGCCAACACGCCGTCCGACCACTGAAAACATCCGCCGCGAACCCCTCCTGGAACGGCTCCAACAACCACGGCTCCTCGCTGTCCAACACGAGCTCCGCCGCCCACTCACGGAAATGCTCAACCGTGAACGGACCCGACTCGACCGCCAACGCACTCATACGAAGGGAACCGTTTTCAAGTCAGGCGACAGATTCTCTCGCGGAAACTTGGCGGGGTGGTTTGTGTCGTTGTTTTTCTTCGGCGGTGTCCCCGCCCCCCGTCGGCTGTTGCATGATCTGTGAACGCAGCGGAGGTTGTCGAGTGTGTCTGGTCCTCCGTGTGCTCGAGGGACGATGTGGTCGGCGGTGAAGGGGTCGGTGGTGGTTGGTGGTCCGCCGCATAGTGCGCAGGTGTTGGCTGAGTTGGCGACGATGCGTGCGGTGAGTCGGTAGTGGTGGTCGCGTGGTGGTAGTGCGTGGGTTGGGCAGCGTGGGCCGTGGGTGGTGGTGCGTCCGCATACGGTGCAGGCCTTCAGCGTGGTCATGCGTTGCGCTTCTCGTTGATGAAGCGGGCGATGGTGATGATGGCTGCTGCTCTGGCTTGCGGGTTGGTTGGTTCGGGTGGGAGTTGGATGGCGCGTCGGTTGTCGCGGGCGACGGGTCCGGTGAGTGTTTCGATCTGTGTCCAGTCGGTGGGTGTGAGCCAGTTGGTCATGCTGCTCGGTTGCGTTCGCTGCGGTTGATGGTTGTTTGTTCGGGTTGGGTGTTGTGGATGGCGCCGGCTACTCCGCGTCCGATGGCTGGGATTCCTCGGAGGCGTTGGTGGTCTCCGCCTGCGCTGGCGGTGTAGGTGCGTTCGCTTGAGGCGGGGGTGTTGGCTGTGCCGTGGTTGTTGCTGACGCTGGGGGTGTTGATGCCGGGTTGTCGGTAGCGGGGTAGCAAGCGGGCTTCGTCGACGCTGGGCGTGTTGGTCATGCGGCTGTCATGAGGTGATAGCTACGCCGTAAGAAAGGGTTCCGACACGGTTGCTGGGTTGAGCTTCCGTGTGTGCTCCTGGTGTGGGAGCTTTCGGCGCTGCTACCAGTGTGGATTGTTGCACAGGTTCCGGATGAGTCAAGGGACGGCCTTACCACGGGATGAAGTGTGGCCTTCTGGTCTTGATGCTGAACGCGACGATGTGGTCGGTCTTGAGTTGGTTGCATGGTCGGCATGAGGCGAGCAGGTTCGCCGGTGCGTTGCTTCCGCCGCGTGCGACTGCGATGACGTGGTCGACCTCGAGCGTCGCCATGACGAGCTGCCGGTTGCAGAGGTAGCACTTGTGTTGGCACTTTCTGAGGACTTCTTTGCGGGTTGTTCGGGGAGGAAAGGTGTTCGCTGGGCGAAGGGGTGGGGAGAGGAGTCTGCCTCGGTTGCGGCTGAGGATCTTGACGCCGGCTCCTTGAAGTGCGCGTGGGTGGTTGACGCGACGTGGGGAGTAGCCGCGTGCTGGGGTTGGTGCGGCAGGTGGTTGGGGTTCCTCCGGTTTTCGGAGGTGGGGTCGAAGCCGCGCCTGGTCGAGTTTGAGAGGAGTGTTCAAGCGTGGAGCTCGGCTTGGGTGAGTGGGACGGGTGGGCCGTCGTGGACGTTCTGGATGTGGAGGGCGAGCTCGCGCTCAGCCTTGAAGGTTCGTCCGCACATGCAGGCGTAGCCTTCGGTTTTGACTTTGTTCCGTAAGGGGTCTTTAGGGATGTCACTACCTTCACTACCTTCAACGCGCGCCGTTCCAGTAGACGTTCCACTGGACGTTCCTGCGGACTGTCCGTTGGACTGTCCTGCGGACATTTGGCGTTGAGCCCTTTTCCTAAGCCGATCTGCCTCGCGTCGTGCGTCGCGTTTTTCGTTGTGTTCGTTCCAGTCGTGAATGAGAATTTCTGCGGAATTTTGGTCGTTAGATTCGCCGGAGATTTGATCCCATAGCCCGGCTGTGAGTAGCTCCCTGTGGATTCTGGGGGTAGCGCCGACGAGCCGCTGTTGGGCTTCTGAGAGGTGGCCTTTGGTGCCGAGACCGGCGCTGTAGGCGATGCTGCTTATCCACACTCGGAACGCTTTGTCGGACAGGTCGGTGATTTTGGTGTGGCACCAGATGCGGTCGTCGATCCACGCCATTTAGGCGGCCTCCTCCTTCACTGTCGGCCATTCGTTTGAGGGGATGAACCGCAGCTTTCCGCGTGGCGGCCACCAGGCGAGCTCCGCTACAGCGCCGGCGAGCTGGGCTGCGTAGAGGAGGCGGTTGCGGTCGGCGGGGCCGAAGTGTTCGTACGGCCCCTGAGCGGTGCTCTTCACCTCAAGGAGGCGTGGCACACGGCCTGCTTTGAGGGCGACGATGTCTGCGTCTCCGAGGCTGCCGGCGGCTCTGCTTGTCCACCAGTCGTCGTCTTCGAGGTGGCGGCGGACGGCGCGTTCGCGGTCGTGGCCGCGGCTCATGCGCCTGTTCCGATGTCAACGTGGCAGAGGGCTTCATTGCCCCACGTGTCCCAGCCCAGCCGCTGACGGCGGGCGAACAGCTCGAGGTAGGGGCCGGGTGAGACCTGTTCGACAATGTCGAGAAATGCCTCGGGTTTGGCGCTATGCCTCCCGCGTTGCCACTCCCACCATTGACGATTGCAGCGCCCAGTCGAGCGCAGACTGCCTCGCGAAGCGAAAAGGATGAACTCGGTGGTGTTCATAAAAGTCCCAGCGGGCGACCATCCGCGGGGGGCTTTGCACCAGACGAGCAACGCTCGTGGTCGGAATCCCCAGTGGCGCAGAAGCCCGAACGATCTCTCGACGTATCGTTGCGTCGTCCAGAGGTAGAGATGGGCGTCCCGTTCTGCGAGTGTCTTGAGTGGTAGGGCGGCGATCTCCGCTAACGACATCTGCGGATAGGGCACGGCGTTGGTGGTTCCGCGTTCCGGGGTTACGCCAGTCCCGTAGGTAGAATCGTTTGGCCGGGAGTAGTCCCACGGCGGGTCGGCGACGATCGTGCGGTACCTCATGCGGTGTCCCGTACCGCCGCCACACACAACTCGCACGCGCACAGCTCGTAGCCTCTCGCGGTGCCGTGTGGGGCTCCGCCGTGGGGGGCGGTGCCCTTGTGCGGGGTGGCTCCTTTGCGGACGCGGGCGGCGGCGTCCAAATCAGGCTGGCCATGCCACGCACGGCAGCATGAACTCGAGCAGAACGGGTCTTGGATGGCGGCGTCGTGGCTGTACTTGTTCCAGACGGCGTGCTTACGCTCGCCGCCGCACTCAGCGCACCGGAGGTCTTTGCGGACGGGCGGGTCAGGCTGCACGGAGGAGCTCCAGCAGTTCGCAGCGGAGACACTGGATCTTGCGGACGCAGTTGCACGCCTGGCGTTCCAGGAGGTCGACCGCTTTGGAGATGCGGGGACCGGGGCCAGAACAACCCCGGTCCCTCTGACACTCCATGTCAGTCGTCTGCGTGAGTGCAACCGCAGCGGGATTCCGTTCCGCGCCGCAGTTGAACTCTGGAATCACCCCCTGTCTTTCCCTGCTGGCGGAACTTGTTACGGCTGGCATGACCACTCGCCCCAATCTGTCCCACCGTGCGACAGAAACAACGCGACCCGCGCGTTGTACCAAGGGTTAAACAGCAGGTTCTCACCGTGGTACCAGCCGACGATCGTCAGCCGCTGCCCCCTGTAGAACAGCACCCGGCCGGCGTTCCCGGTCAGGATCTGGAACAGGCCGCTCGCCCCGCTCGAGTTGTACGACCACGGGGTGTAGTCATGGCCGGTCTCGCAGCCGACCACCCGGAGGGCGGCGTCCCGTGTTGCCGCGGGGAAGGTGGAGTAGACGACGTTCTTCGCTTTGGTGTAGTAGGACGCCTTGGCCTCGGTAGCGCTCACGAGCACGACAAGCGCCGCAAATGCAATGGCCAACTTCATGCTCCAGCCCACGAGCGGCCCAGGAGGATCTTGCTGATCTGAGACTTAGAAACCGAGTAGTCGTTTACGAGATGCTTTTGTGGCACCCCGCTCGCGTAGCGCTCGCGGATCTCGCGCACCTGATCGGCGGTTAGTTTTGCGCTCCCATGCCTCTCACCTCGAGCAAGTCGCTCCGGTCGTTTCCTCGTCCAATGAGCGTCGCCTGACGGGTTGACACTGCGGACGCGCCCTTTGGCTTTGGCATCCTGCATGTTGTCCTTTTGCGTCCCGAGAAATAGGTGCGCGGGGTTGACGCAGTGAGGGACGTCGCAGTGGTGGAGAACCAGGAGACCGGGGGGGATTGCTCCGTGCTGCAGCGTCCATGAGACACGATGGGTCTGGAGGCGTTTGCGCCGTCCGAGCCCAATCTGCCCATGCCCCTTGCCGCACATGCCGCGTGAACCGCGCCAGAGCCAGCAGTCCTGCGGGCCACGCTTGTCGACCTTCGACCAGAGGCGTTCTGCGAGGCGACCGGAGGCATCTTGCGCGGGTTCGATTCCCGCCGCCTCCATCAATGGCTTAACCATGCGGGGTTGGGGAGGCTGCCGGGGGAACACTTACTCGGCGGCCTCTCGCTTGTCACGGGCGAAGTCGTCCATCGCGGCCTCGAGGTCTTCCTGCGCGTAGCCCCCGTAGAGCGAGATCGTCGTGGTCGGGTCGGAGTGGCCGAGAATGTGCTGGACAGCCCCGATGTCCCGGTGGGCGCGTCGAACGTCCTGGGCGAACGTGTGCCGAGCCCGGTGCATGTTCAACCCGGAGCGGACGTTCTTGCCGACCAGGCCGGCGTCCTCGAGCTGCCGGTACCACCATCGGTGGATCCCGTTGCCTTTCTTCGGCTGCTTCGGCTCGGCCTTGTAGACGCGCCCGTCGGGTGTCCGCCACTCGGGGTAGAGAAGGAAGTCGTCGGGTTCGGGCTGCCGGCCGATGAGGGGGAGCTCGTCGAGCAGGTATTCCTCGGCTGCGAGCACGATCCGGCCGCGCAAAGGGATCACACGCTGCTTGCGCCCCTTGCCGGTGACTGTGACCTGTCTGCGGGCGAGGTCGAGGTCGCGCGCCTGGATGCCTGCGAGCTCTCCGCGTCGGATGCCGCAGTCGAGCAGGAGGAGCGCGGCGAGGCGGTCGCGTGCGCTGCCGGCGGCGGTGAGGATCCGGGCGTCGGTGCCGACCTGGAGCAACCTCGGGGTCTTCTTTGGCTTCTTGGGGCGGCGTAGCCGGGTGGCGGGGTTGAACGGAACCTGTCCTTCTTCTTCGGCCCATTCCCAGAACGACCGGAGGATGCTCGTGACCTTGGCGCGGGTGGCGGGTTCGTTGTCGGCCCAGAGGTCGATGACTTCGCGGAGGTCGTCGAGGGTGATCTCGATGGGGTCTTTGTCGGCGAGGGTGAGCGCCATGCGTGCGAGTGCGCCCTCGTAATCGCGCACGGAGCTAGGGGTCGCGCCCGCTTCATTCCGAAACCATCGGATGTACCGCCCCACGAGCGCGCCAAGGGCGGTAGCCCTATAGCGCTTGTCCTTCAAGGACTGGCGGATCATCGGTGCTAGCTCTCGCGCGGTCAAGCGGAACTCGAGCGCGGCGCTGCTCATCGGCCACCCTCGCAGACGATCGTCGTTCCGATCCCCCACGACACGCCGCCAGCAGCCGGCGCGGATTCGTGGCAGACCACGTGGGGGGTGTCGCCTGCCGCGGTTGCGGCGAGCAGAAGGGTTGCGGCGGCGGCGAGGACGGCCAGCCTCACAGCCCGACCAGGTCGCCTTCGTGTTCGGGGAACGGGTGGCCGGGACAGTCAGGGCAGGAGTGCATCCAGTCGGCAGACTCCTTCGGCTTCTCTCCCCGGTAGCGGGCTACCTCAACGCAGGCACGGTCGAGCAAGAGCAGCGCGTCAGTGTTCTTCAGTTTCTCGCGGTGGAGAGCGTCGAGTTCCCCTGTGAGTGCTTCCAGCGCCTCCGCGAGTGCTTCCGCCCGGGCCTCGGCAGCATTGGCCCTAACCTCCTGTCGCGCCCGTTCTTCCGCCTCGGCTGTGACACAAGCAGCGGTTCGCTCTAGCGCCTCCGCGAGTGCTTCCGCACGGGCCTCTAGAAGTTCGTTGTAGAGAACGACAACCCGGTACTCCTCCGTGTCCTCAGCGCCTGTTCCTGGCTCGACAAGCGCGGCGCGGCGGTCAAGCTCGGCGAGGGCGGCGCGGCCCTGCCGGTACATATCGGTCGTTCGCCCGAAGGCTGGCCCAGCGGGTCCGACTATCGCTAACACCTTCTCCGCGAGTTCGGGCACGGTGAGGGAGGACAGGTCGGTCACAGCCCGACGCTCCGGGCGTCGAATGCGCCCACATCCCGCTCATGCGGCCCGGACACGCAGCAACGGTTCGTCCGCTCATAGCCGCTGTACGGGTCGCAAGTCAAGCAACGCTCCCCGGCGCAGCCGTGACAGGAGACAAGCAACGCTCCGCAAGCACACCGATCACAGGAGTCGAGGTAGTCGTTGTCGCTTTCGTCGTAGGCGTCGAGCGCGGCATCGGCCCCGGACACGCGGTCGCACCACCGACCTGCGCCCGGCCACGAGTCCGGCGAGGTTCCCGCCTCGGCCGGGGCCGACTCTCTCAACATCGTCTCGTAATCCGGCTCGGTCACATCACCGTCACCGAGGGAGGACAAGTCGCTCATCCCAACAGCCTCCGAGCCCACTCCATCGTGAACCGGAACGTGGGCTTTTCGTCGGCCTTGAAGAACTCCAACACCTCCACGCACTCGCGGAGGCAGGCGCGTGTTTCGGCGAGGTCGGCTTGCATCACCCGTAGGTCACCAAAGTCGCCAATGGTGTTGATGGCGTCCAGTTCGGATCGCAGCCTGTCCCGGTCGGCAAGGATCGAGTCGAGAACGCCGTCGGTCACGGCTTCGCCACCACAGTCCCGGTGCGCGTGTTGTGGTTGTACGTCGCCGTCGCATGGACGAACTGGCGCTGCCACACGTACGGGCTCGTCTCGACCTTCGCCCCGAGCGCCGCACCGGGGTCGAGCTGATAGGGCGGGTAGGGCGTCGGCGGGGTTACACCTGTGCGGGTGGAGATCATGTCGTCCTGGTCGCGCATCACCAAATAGGCAGCCAGCGTCGCCATCGCGTCCTTGTCGTTCGCCGCATAAGACATCCAGATCACCGACCGGCCCAGGAAGTGGACGTAATCCACGAAATCGAAGTAGCGTTTGATCGACCACTCGTCCGTCCCGACGTGGATGCCGCCGTCGAGGACGCCGCGTTCCATGTTCACGTAGTCACACGCGAGGATCTGGCGTTCCACGTTGAGGTCTTTCCCGTCGTGGTTGGGGCTGTCGAACCACCGGCTGTTGTGCGCGATCTTCGTACCCGGCAGGGCGGCGCGGACTGCTTCGAGGAAGCTCGCCCAGTCGGCCTTGTAGGTGGTCGGGTCGTACGCCTGCCCGGTGCGCGGGTTGACAGGCGTCGCCGCCCCGCCACCCGAGCCCGGAGTCATGTTGAAGCCGAGGTTCACATCGTCCATGAAGATCCCCTTGTGGCCCGCCGAGACGTGCTGCTGGCAGCGGGCGATGTACTGAGCTCGGTAGGCGGGGGAGCCGATGTCGCCGGCCCACTGCGGACACGTGCCACCGGAGCAGCCCCAGTCGATGTACAGCGGCTTCCCTGTGGAGTTCTTCAACACGAGGCTCATGTCGGCACCGCCCGTGTAGACCGCCTGCGCGTCAACGTAGAAGAACGTCAGCACCCCGAACGTGAGCCACGTATCCGTCCACACCTCGGCCAGGCATGTGTAGTTGTCCTTGACGAACTGCTTCCACGCCGGGTTGGAGGTGTTCATCACACCGTCCAGGGACGTGTCGCCGACCGCGGCAAGCTGCACCCTGGTCGAGCCCGACGGAGGTGGCGGGGGTGGAGGCGGCGGCGGAGGCGGGGCGGGGACGGTGGCTACCGCTGTCGCCCACGCGTCCGGTGCGCCGACGCTCGAGACCGCCCGCACAGCAAAGGTGTGGTCGCCGGGGGTGAGCGTCGCCGGGTCAAGTTTGTTCCCGTCGCCGTTGAACTCGTAGGGCGCGTAGTTCTCCGTCCACTTCTGAACGCCGTCGATGTAGAACTCGACCCTTGACACCGCGGCCGACGGCAACGCCGACCACGTGATTGGTGCGGTAAGCGCCGAACCGTTCGCGATCGACTGCGACACCGAGAGCGCCGACGGCGGGGGCGGCGACGCATCCACGGCGAGCTCGTAGGCTCCGAGCTTCGCCGCCGCAACCGCCGGGGGAGACGAAGGTTTCGCCCCCAGCTTCGCCGACGTCGCCCCCTTCGCCGACTGAACGTGCACGCCGCCCGGCAGGAGAATGTCGTACAGGACTGCGGCGGGATCCGGCCCCCAGAAAAGCCACCACACGCCGGCCGCGTCAGGCTTGCAGGTCGGGTTGAGGGTCATGCCGCCACCGTCGTGTTCGCCAAATGACTAGGCCACGCCATCTCCTCACGGGCGATCTCCTTCGCATCCGCCTTCGACTGGCGCTGCTTGAACTCCGACAGCGCCGCCGAGATCCCCGGGCCGACCTTCAGGTCGATGACGAGGCCGGCCTCCTCCGCGTGGGCCTGCGCCTGGATCCACTCGCGGAACGCGAGCTCGGCTTCGGCCTCCAACCGGCGGATCCGGTTCGCGGACACGGCGGCGGTTTTCGCGACCCGGTCGATGTCGGTGATCTGCGCGATCTCAGCGAGCGACGTCATATGACGAGCCTCCTGTCCTGGTCGGTAGCGCCTGGGTCGTAGAAGGAATCCGTGGTCGGGCTCCACTTCCCGATCGCGATGTACTCGCTCATCGGGAACCTGCGCCCCGTCGACGCCTCACCGCTCGCGTCGTAACACGCGACGAGCCGGCCGGGGATCGGGAGGTTCTCCCAGTTCTCCCGGTCAGCGCGGGAGGAATCTTGGTTGAGGTAACACTCGTTCGGCGTGATGATCTTGCCGTCACGGATCGCGTCCTTCTGCGCCCCCGTCAACGCGCTGATGTTGATCCACGCCATCCGCAGTCCGGCGTCCAATGCGACCTGGAACGCCGCCGCCGACTCGCCCTCGCCGATCACCAAGTCGGCGTTCAGTTGCTTCCGAACGTGTTCGGCCTCATCGGGGAACGTGCTGTGGCAGTCGCACCAGACGGCGACCCGCTGGCCGCGCCGCATGTGCTCGCCGAGCTGGTCGAACGACGGCTTCTCATAGGCGGGGTCAGCGGTGAACGCGACACCGAACCGGTGCGGGTAGTCGAGCGCCTTCTTCGGCTCCTGCGCCATGCACACCCAGTTCCTGCCAAACGACGTGTCCGGCAAAGGGTGAACCGGCGGTACGGGGTACTGCGGTATCGGTGTCGGCGGCCGCCGGTTCCGCAGAACGAGGCGGCGTGTCCGCACAGCCCACGGCGGCGACACCGGCTGCCCCTGCTTCCCGAACCACAGCCCCTTCGGACGCGACCCCAACCGCCCCGAATCGAGCCACGTCGACCACAGCGCGAACCTGTCCCACTCGTCCAGCACCCAGCCCGTCTCGTGGAGCGTGATTCGGTGCGGGAACGCCGGCCGGGGGAACTTGACCAGGCTGCCGGGGAACTCGCGCGGCAGACCGATGAACCGCCACCGGGTGTACGGCTCGAACCAGACCGGCGGCGGGGAGGGCGTGTTACTCAATGCGCCCGCCAGAACGACCAGCCGACACCGAGGCACAGCAACGACGCCAGAGCGGCGACGACAGCGGCCCGGTCGCTCACCCGTCCCGCCTAGCGGAAGCGGGGATCTTGTCCGCGAACGACTCCTGCTCAGGCTCCTCCGCCGGCAGCTTCGCCCGCGCCTTCGCCGTCTGCGCCTCGAGCCACTTCTTATCGACCTGGCCGTTGTGCGATTCGCGGTGTTTCACGATCGCGTCCAACGCCTTGTCGTGCGCCTCCGGCGACAGCCTCGCGGCGAGCTCGAGGAGTTCGGTCACGCTTTGGTCGGCCGCATAGGTTTTCGCCCCGCCTGTTCCAGCGGTGTCACGCCTAGGGTCGGGCCTCACCTGGGCCTGGTCTTGGGCGGGGCGATCTTCAAAAGGGACGTCGTCCCCCTGCGCCGGCGCAGGCATCTCCTCGGCCGGTGTCGCCTCGAATCCTCCGAGAACGGCGATGAACCCCAAGGGCATCCGCAGCGCCTTCCCCAGCGCCCTCGTCTGTGCCATCGACCGCAAAGCGAAGTCGTCGCGGTTCTTCCAGTTCCGCTCGGCCCGGAGGCACTGAGCCTCGGCGCGGCCGAAGACGGCACCCTGCGGATTTGTCACCACGACGGCGGCCTCCCACCCTGCACCGTCGGGGAGCTGGCGCGACCACTCGGTGTGTCCGAACAGGCCGACGAAAGCGCCGAGCGTCGTCCACGCTTCCACTTTCAGGTATTCGCCCTGGCCGATCTTGACAGCGAGTCCCTTCTTCCGGACGACATCCAGAAGGAGGTCGGCGGCCTTGACCGACTTCGCAAGAATGATGTCCGGCTCGTCGGTGTTGAACAGTCCGACGGTCGCCGGTGCCGCGGGTTCGCGGACGGCCAACTCGGTGGTTTCGGTCACGAGTTCTCCTTCGATCGTTTCGGTCACGTCTTCGCTTCCTTCGCGTGCGCCCTACGGCAGCGCCGACAGCGGCCCATCACAGGACGGCCCGCGAGACCGCCGAGACCGTCGGCCGGGCCCACCAACACCACGAGCCGCTTCTCCTTGCCGCAGCCGACACAGAACCCGCGTATCACTTGATCCGCCTCAAGTGGCTGGGGCCGGAATGAGCAGACTGGATCTGCGTGTCCAGGGCGGTCTCCTCCGTCACACGGGCGAAATCCCGGATCGCTTCGAGCGCCGCCAACCCGTCGAGGAGGAGGTCGTGGGGGATGCCGATGCCAGCGTCCGCGTTCTTCTGGAACGCGTCGGTGAGCTGCTCGAGCGAGTCGCGGACGACACGCAACCGTTCGGCTGTGGTGACGACGAGGACGGTCGGCGGAGCAGACTCCTGACCCAGAGGAGGGGGGGTCCCCTTGGAGTCCGCTCCGCCCACAGCCCCGACAGGCTTGAAGGTTCTCGCAAACCACGGGTTCTGCCGGTTGCTCCATTTGGTCATGCCGCAGTCCTCGACAGGATCAGCCAGCTACCGATCGCAACCGTCAGCGCCCACGGCACGAAGCCCAGCAGACACCAGTTGCCGGGAAGGAACAGTGCGAAGGGAAGCGCGACGAGAGCGGCGCTGACCATCGGGAGCGCGAAAATCATCGAGTGGTTCGGCTGACGGGTCATCGGTACCGCGGGCCCTCCGCGCCGTAAGAAGAGAGCGTCTTGTCCTTGAAGTTGCTGTAACGCAGTTGTGTTCTCGACAAGCCGAGGAACCGCCTCAATGTCTCGTTAGGCGTGTCGCCGTCTACGGCAAGTTCGGCAAGTCGTCTAGCCACTTCGAGATCGACTCTGATAAGGCGGGTCACGCGGCCTGTTCCTTCAGCCACCGGTTGACGCGAACCGTGAGACCGCGTGCGGTTAGTTCACGTGCGCGGAACGTAAAGCTGCCGATCTCGCCAATGCCGTTCCGGTAGACGGTGACGGACTGGCAGGGCGGCCTGTAGGCGACCCACTTGCCGCGAACCTTGTGGCTCCCCGCAGTGAGCACCTCAGCGAAGAGACCGCCGTCCCGCCACCAGGAGATATTCGAGCTGTTGCTGGTCTGCTCCAGCATCAGCGGTGCCTCAACTCCTTCGCCGCAAGCACGACCCTCGCGGCGTGCTCGTCGAGGTCGAAACCGAACGCGGCCCACTGGCAGGCGGCACGGACACGAAGCCACGCATCCGGGTACAACGCCATCGCCCGCTCGACACGCTCCCGCTTCGTCACGAAGCCCGCCTCGCGCCCTTGTCGGTGACGACGACCCGGCCGTCGTCCTCGAACGTGACGAACCCGCGGCGGGCGAGAGCGTCGACCGACAGACTCGCTACGCCCGCGTTCCGTCCCAGGATCGTCCCGAGCTCGGCCAAAGCGAGCGGGCCGAGGCCGGCGACCAGCAGCAGGGTTCTGCGCTGAGGGACGCTCATCATCGGAGGCTCCAGAGGCAGCCCGCGGTGAGCACGACGACGAGGACGGCGATGACCAGTTCGACGGAGGTCACGCCGAGAGCCGTTCCTTCTCCAGTTGGAGTTTCCGTAGCCGGTACTCGGCCTCCAGTTCCGACCCTTTGCGCTCGGTGCTGGGGTGCGCCGTCGCGAACGCGCGAGCTTTTGCGTGCTCGCGTCGCGCCCGGGTCACCTGTGTCTTGACCGTCCGCGCCCAGTCCTCGTCGCAGGCGCCAGCGGTCTCGGTGGTCATGTAGACCCACTCGCCGCCGATGTACCGCTTCGTCCACACCGGCTCGTCGAGGTTGTCGAAAACCCAGTTGTACGCGCTGCGGTACTGGCCCGACGTCAGCCCGGTCTCGTGAAGCAGCATCCGCATGGTCAGCCCGCCGGGGTGCTGTTCGAGTACGGTCAGAATGGTCTCCGCGTCCGAGTCGGCCCGCATCTAACTCACCTCTCGTGAAAGCAGTTCGGTGATGTCGTCGTCCGTGACGGTGCCGCCCTCGATCAGCAGCCTGACCATCCCGAGGTCGGCCTCGACCTCGTCCACGAGTTCTAGGCTGTAGTTCTTCCAGCTTTCGGGAGCACCGTCGATGTCGGTGCCGTCGATCCGCACCCGGCGGACGAACCCCTCGACGCTGCCGTGGGCGGAGAGCAGCAGACCTGTCAGGTGTTCGAGCGCCTGCCGGTAGTTCAGGTTGTCGACGGTCTCGTCGCCGAGGATCTCGCGTTCCTTGTCCCTGGACGTCTGCTCTCGGTTTTTGCCGACCAGGTCTTGCGCCTTCGCGACGTTCACGCGGATGTCGCGGTCGTCGAGCAGTTCGGCGATCTCCTCCGGTGAGGACTCGCGGAGGACTTTCTTGGTAGCCGAGCGATCGGTGCGTTCCCGCATGCCCGGTCGTGCGTCTTCTCCGAAGGGTGTGCGCGCGCTGCCGCTTGTGTGCCAGCGCACGATGTCCTGAACCCACGTATGCGAACGGCCAAACCACTCGCCGATCTCCCGGTTGCTCAGCGTCGAATCCTCAGCCTGCGCCGCCACGATCTGCTCGGCGGCCATGCGGTAGAACTGCTCGCCCTTGGCGACGTACTCCTTCGCCTTGGCGAGATGTGCCTTTGCTGATGCGTTCATGGTGTTTCCTCCTCTGGTCACGCGACCGGGACCTCGTCCTCGAAGAAGTACGAGACCGGCAGACCGGCGAGCGCGGCGATCTGCCGCACGTAGTTCAGGCTTGGCTCGGACGCGCCACGCTCCCAGCGGGAGACGTTGACGGGGTTTGGCGATTTGCCTTTCCGTGACTCGAGCTGCTCGGCGAGCTCCTGTTGTGTGAGGCCGAGGATGTTCGCGCGGACGTGCTTTATGCGGTCTGCGGTGGTCACTAAGGACTAGACCTTAGATACTTTTTGCTGTACTGTCAAGCCTAGTCATGCAGAAGCATCAGGAAGTATCGACAAAGACTAGGCACCTCAGGCAGCTTCTCCGCATAGCTATGGGCGCTGAGGAGCTAGGTCGGCTGATTCGTCAGGCGCGTGAAGACGCGGATCTCACGCAGCCGCAGCTCGCCGAGAAGATCGGGCTGAGCCACCCGCAGAGCATCTCGAAGTACGAGCGCGGGCTAACCGAGGTGCCGGCGAAACGGCTGCGCCGGATCGCGGAGATCACCGGCAAACCGGTCTCGTTCTTTCTTGGCGTCGATCCTACGACCCGTGAGGGTCAAGACGGGTCGGCCATATCGACCGCTGCTGCGATGGCCGACCTTGACGCCCGCCTGGCAAAGCTCGAAGCAAGGGTGGCTGATGGCTTCGAGAAGAACGTGGCTCTGCTGGGATCCCTCGCTGCCGCAATAGATCGTCTAGAGCAGCGAGAGCCCCATCAATCCGCTCGAGCGACGTGAGGGGGCTATCTGCATGACGCGAGTCCACTTTGCCGCCGCGGCCCCCTGCGCGGACCGAGCACCCTCTCAAACCGACCGGACGACAACGAAAGGATCTGACATGACGACCACAGAAGCCATCACACCGATCCCCGCCGACGACCGCAAACACCTAATGGACGCCGCTGAGGCTGAGTGGGTGCGGGGCGGGTGGCGGGTCGAGTCCCGCTCCGACTACCAGGCTGTGTTCTCCAAGGGGAAGCGGCCGAACCACATCCTCCACCTGCTCCTGACGATCTTCACCCTCGGCCTCTGGGGGATCGTCTGGATCTTCCTCGCCATCACGTCGCACCAGAAGCGCCAGGTGGTGTCCGTGGACGAGTACGGGCAGCGGACCGGCCGCTAAGCCGGGGCGGCTACTTCAGTGCGTTCGGGTTCGCGGCGAGTGCTTTCGCGCGGTTGCCGCGAAGGAGCGAGTCGGCGATCTTCCAGGCGGCCGCGACGATCGTGGCTCCGCTCGAGAGGACGAGCTGGGACTGCTCGCTGGTCAGCCACCCGTACGCGACGGCCTGGGCTGCGATCCACCCGGCGACAGCGAGGAGCTGTGCCGCGGTGATGTCTGGGGTTTTGCCTCCGAACATGGTGTTACCTCCGTCCGATGATGAACAGTGAAAGCGCGATGATTCCGAGCACGATCAGTACGACTTCCCAGATGGGCAAGCGGGCCTCCTTACGGGGCGGGTGTGGTGACGGTCACGGTCGGCGGGACGACGACCTCGGGTGTTGTCGTCTTGGAGCGGGGGCCGAGGAACAGGACGAGCGAGATGGTGATGATCGCGACGACCGCGCCGATGATCGCTGTGGCGTTGCTCACACCGGCCCGCGCGTCCGTCGTCTGGGCTTTCACGCCTTGCGCTTCGTACTGGGCGCGTCTGAGATCCGCAATGTCTTTCTGGACCGGTTCGAGGGCTGCCGCCAGAGACGTTGCGGCCGCGGTCGCGGCGGCCTGCACCTGGTTCCGCATCGCCTCGGCTGATGCGGCTACCTGGGCTGCAAGGGCGGTCGCCCGTGTTTCCTGCACCGACGACGCCTGCTGAACCGCCGCCACGTCGACTGCGCGGATCGCGTTGATCCGTTCGGTTTCGGCCTGCCGGAGCTCGGCCTGGTATTCGGCGCGGAGCGCCGCCATCTCGGAGCTATGCCGGGACGCCGCCTCGCGGAGGTCGTCCTGGCGTCTCACCATCGCCGTGCTGAGGTCGTCGACGCGTTTCATCGCCGCCTCGACGAGCTGAAGAACGTTCTTGGTTGGGTCGATGACGGGGTCGTTGTAGCGGTCGGTGCTCGGCCCTTCCGACCCGCCAGAGTGGGGAGAATTGCTCATGTTTCCGGGAGCGTCGCCTTCGCGACCCGGTCGCCCGCCGCCAACTCCTGCTGCACCGCCCCCACTGTCAGCTTCCCTACCGCCTGCCAGCCGAGCTGGTGGCGGGCCCGGTCGAGGTGGCCGAGAACACCGGAGAGGCGGAACTGGTAGTTGGCTATAGGTGTCTTGAACTTGTGGACGTACGGTGTTCCGTCCGGGTGGTCGGGGACGGGGGCGGCGAGGAACCGTTCTCCGAGGAAGTTCGCCACGCCGACGCAGGCGCGGCCGAGGTAGGAGTCGTGCAGATAAACGCCGGACGTGTACGCCGCCCAGTCCTCGAAGCTGCTCGAGCGGGCCACGTACAGCTTGAACGCCTCCGCAGTCGCACGCTTCGGGTCGTACGCGATCTCGTCCGTGATGTGCTTGTGGATGTCGTTTAGCTGCCACGGGCCGCGGTCACGGCTCCCGTCCGGGTTGACGTTGATCGCCTTCGTGAACCCCTGCGACTCAGCGAGGCAGACGCACACGGCGACAAGCAGCACCTCGGCGTCCTGCCAGCCGGCGTCGTACGCGAGAGCTGCGATCTCCCGAGGTTGGAGCTGATGGCCGAGCAGTTCGCCCATCAGTAGCCCGTCCAGTGTCGGCTGACGAACCTGTTCATGTCCCTCACCGAGTAACGCACCCGCGGCCCCCGAGGGCCGTCGCCTTTCGGCGACGTGTCGAAGCGGGCCCACTTCAGGCCGGGGATCGTGAACTCGATCCAGACGTGGTCGGATGCGGCGTGGACGGTGAAGTAGCGGCCCCGGCCGGGTGAGCCCCACCACTCGAACCAGCCTGACACGTGCGCCATCGTCGAGCCGAGCAGACCGACATGGCCGAGCGCCGCCGAGCAGGAGCTCGAGCAGTCGAACCCGCTCGCGGGGTTGTCGTCGGCGACGGTGCCGTCGTGCTCGCCTCCCCACACGTACGGGCCGCTGAAAAGCTTGCAGTAGTCGTAGAGTGCTTCGGCGTTCGACTGCTCCGGGCTTTTCACCCGCCGGTCGTACGCCTCCTGCATGTACTGGATGGCGATCCGGTCGAACGCCGGCTCCCCCTCGTGCGGGGATACCGCCTTCGCCGCGACGAGCAGCTTGTGGACGTCCTCGTTGTAAATCTGCGAGGCGGTCATGCCGTGCTTCTTCCGAAAGTTCGCAACAGCGTGGGAGAACAGCTCGGTGTAGTCCTGGTTGAACTCCTGCCATGTCCAGTAGCCGGCGCGGCTGATGGCGCGTTTGACGGCGAGGACGTCGGTGTCGCCTTCGGACTTGTTCGGAGACGAGGGTGGGTAAAGCCGCCTCACGAAGGGGGCTGTTGTGGGCATCAGGTGTCCTTGTCGGTGTGTTAGGGGGGCCAGACGCTGAACGTCAGCGTCGCCGACGTGATCGGCCCGGTGTTGACCTGGCCGCTGATCTGCTGGATGACGTAGTCGTTCGTCTGGACGCCCGCGAACCCTGGGGGGGTTTCTTTGATGGTGATGCGGTCGCCGAGTTGGCGTGCGAACCCGGCGTCGATCTGGGCGGTGTTCGTCAGGGATTGGAGCGGCATGATCGTCACCGACTCGACCCGGTTCAGCGGGTCTTTGAACTTGGCGATCTTCCGTGCGGCTTGGGCGAGGGCGGCGGTGTCGTCGGAGACGAGCGTCTGGGTTTGTTTTGCCCGGAGGAAGTACTTGGTTTGGGAGGTGGTGTCTTCGCTGGTTTGGGGGCTGCCGTTGTCGCGGGTGACGGTCCACCTGTTGAAGACGTTGTCGAGGTCGTAGGAGGGGACGAGGCTGGTGTAGGTGAACGTGGCCGCACCGGCGGCGACCAGGCCGAGCGCGTTCGAGTTCGCTGAGGCGGATCCGCCTGCGTTGGTTGCGGTGACGACGCAGCGGACGTTGCAGCCGGCGTCGCCGCTGACGAGAACATAGGTGGACGCGGTGGCGCTGCCGATGTTGGAGTAGCTGCCGCCGCCGGTGTTGTCCCGCTGCCACTGGTAGGTGAACGACGGGCCGCCCGTCCAGGTGCCGTCCGTGGTGGTGAGTGTTTGGCCGACCGTGGGGGTGCCGGATGCGACGGGGGCGACGCTGTTGGTTGGCGCGTCGACGGTGTAGGCGGCTGCTGGTGGGGTGAAGTTGCTCGTCCACCGTGCGATGCCTTTGGAGACGCGGATTTCGTCGAGCCAGCCGTTCATTGGGCTCTGCGAGCTCGCCGAATCGGTTATCCCGACCTGTAGTGCGTGGGTGGAGTTGAACAGGGATGACGCTCCGATGGAGCCGCCCGCACCGATTTCTGTCCCGTTGATGTAGGCGTGGATGGTGGTGCCGTTCCTGACGAGGGCGACGTGGTACCAGGTGTTCGTGGACGGTGACCAGGCGGGCCGGTAGTCGAGGGCGTGGGTTGACCCGTCCGCGCTCAACTGGATCAACAGCCCAGCGACGAACGGGTTGTATTCAAACCGGAACGACTTCTGGGATCCGGCTACGTCGTATTGGCTGACGAACCCGCGTTCGGAGCCGATCGAGTTGAACCGCACACGTAGGTCGATGGTGAAGTCGCCGGAGCCGAACGCCCAGTCGGCCGAGTCGGGGGTTGAGAGGTAGTCGCCGGTGCCGTCGAACAGCGCGGACGCGCCGCCGAACACCGACTGGGCGGTGTCGACCTGGGCGTCGCCGTTCGCGGTGACGGTGTGCGGTGTCAGCGCCGAGTCGGTGAACGTGGTGGAGGCGTCCGTGCCGTCGCAGTGGAGGCAGAGGACGGTGTTGGCGTCGATACCAGCCATCAGACGTCCGAGTAGGTCACGGTGGACACGGTGTACGGGGGGGCGGCGAGGGCGGCGCGGCCGACGAACACCACGTTGTTCGCGCCGTCGACGTACAGCAACCCGTCTTCGGAGTCGGCAACTGCCTGGAGGTGCGCCTGGGCGGTGGTGGTGTCCTCGGCGGGGAACGCAACATCCTGGAGCGTTTCGGAGCCGGTGCCGATCACCCGTTGCAGCGTCGGCCAGCCGATGTAGTCGAGGACGGCCGAGACACGCTGGTCAGAGGTCTGCTGCGGGAAACTGGCGCCACCCAACCCGGCGTAGGCGAGGAGCGCGAACCCGTCGGTGAGGTCGATCTGCCGTTCGGTGTAGACGCTCGAGACGCGTGCGGTGCGCGGCAGCCGTTCGGCGAACCCGTAGAAGAGCGGGTACATGGTGGAGCCGACGAGCAACACCGCGCGGATCGGCAGCCCCGGTTTGACGTTGGGATAGAACGGCGACGCGGTGTTCGACGGGTCGAAGTAGGACAGGGGGTCTTTCAGGGTGAGCGACGCGGTACCGGCCTGGAGCTGGTTGAGCTCGTTCTGTTTGCCGCGCTGCCATGTGAACGTTCGGCCGTAGCTGGAGATGTCCGTCCAGACGGGGACCGGAGAGGTGGGGGTGTAGCCGAACGCGGCGAGGACGGACAGGGTCGGTGTGGCGTAGTTCGCGCGGGCTCGTAGGGTGCCGCGGCCGGAGAGGGCCGCGCCCCCGACGGTGATCGTTGCCGCAGCGGCCTTGAACGTGTCGACCGTCCCAACCCAGACCGCCGAACTCGCGTAAGTGCCTCCGGTCGAAGCGGTCGCGGTCGCGGCCACAATCCGGGTTAGCATCGCGAGGCCGCCGCTCCCCCACAGTTTCTGTTCCTTGACCGTGAACGAGTTGGTCGGCGATGTCAGGTTCTGGTTGATGGCGCTCGTGAACCCGGCCGTCCAGTATTCCTCCGCCTGCGTTGTTGTTGCGGTCGTGCCCGACGACGGCGACGTGCTCGACCCGTTGTTGCTCGCCTGCTTGTCGACGGTCCAGCCGCCGGCGCTCGTGGAGTGGGCTTCAACGACGCAGACAGACCAGGCGCGGGCCGCGGTCAAAGTGGCGGTGATCGTCGCGGATTCGCTCGCCCCGGCGTTCTTGTAGAACGACGTCTGTCTGACCTTGGTGGCGGTCACCTTGGTCTGGAGTTGCGTCCACCCCACCGGCATCGTGATCGTTACGTCACCGGCCACGATGGTGCAGCCGACGTACACGACGAGCAGGTTCCCCACTGTCGGCGCGGCCGCCAACGTCAGAGACGCGCTCGTGCTCGACCCAGAGTTGTTGCCGGACTGGATCTCGGTGACAGCCATCTAGTCGAGCGAGCAGACGATAAGCCCCGACGGGATGGTCAACGTGTCGCCGATAGCGACGTTGTAGGGGATGTCGAGCGGGCCGTTCCAGAGATGGTTGCCGGCCGTGGAAGCGTCCCAGACGCTGATATGCGTCAGCGTCTCAACCGCCGTGAGGTCGGCACCGCTCCACGTCAGCGCCGCGTTCGTCGCGATCGACCCGCTCGAGGCGGCAGCCCACGACGCCACCTTCCGAGTCGTGCTCGCCGACGCGTTCGCCGTCCCAGCCTCCCCCGGGTCGCCGATATGGAGCTTCACGTAGTTCGCAGCGACGGCGAGGCTGACGTTCCGAAACACCGCGTCGAGGATCTTCGCCTCGGCGAAGTCACTAATCGTCATCAGGCGAGCCCGAGGTTGCCGGCGTTCCGACGAGACTTACGAACCAGGCCACGGTAGACCGCCTCGACGAGCTGGTTCTCGGAGACGACGGTGCCGGCGACGTGGACGTGGACGGTGGTGGTGCCGCCGCCGCCGGATGTGCCGAGGGCGGCGGTGGGCCGGGCTGCCATCGTTCCCATCGCTCCTTGGATGCCGCCGGCGGCGAGCCCGGAGCCGAGGCTGCTCGCCCATTCCTTCCCCATCTCGTAGGGGTGGAACGCAAGCGGTCCTTCCTTGGCGGGCCGGAGCGGAGACTTCTTCGATGGCAGGACGGCGGCGACGGCGGCAGCGAGAGCGTGGGCGGCTTTCACGGCGGCGGGGATGCCGGCTGTGACGCCGGCTGCGAACTTGTCCGCCCACGCGTGCCCCGCGTCTTGAAGTTGGATGTTGTACTTGCCGAGGACGCCCTGAACCTTCCCGGCCATCTTCGCCCACTCCGCCGGATGCTTCAACAGCCACGTCTGGAGTTGGGCTAGCTGCTTCGCCAACCCTTCGCGTTGCTTCGCGGCGATCGCGTCATGGGTGCGCTGCTCCGCGTCAGCCCGCCATTGGAGGTTCTGCTCGATCAGCGCCCGCTGGTCGATCTGGTTCTGGTTGAGAGCTGCCGTCCGGTCGGTTAGCGCCTGGTCGTACGCGGCCTGCGCTGTCGCGATCTTGTCGGGGTCGCCTTCCGCCTGCGCCTGCGCCAGCGTCGCCTGGGCGGCGTTCAGCATGTTCGTCGTGTTGAAGTCGACCGCGTTGTACGAGTTCGTCAGCGCCGCGTTCAGGTCGTTCTGCGCCTGGTCGATCGCCTCCTTGTTCCCGCTCGAGAACGCCGCAGCGAGACGGGACTGCGCAGTCGTCACCGCCGGGCCCAGACCCGCGGTCAACTGTGTGATCTGATCCTGCAACTTGTACGCGTCGAGCAGCGTTCCCGACGGCGGCTTCCACGCGGCCATCTTCGCGTCGAACGCGGCAAGAGCGGCGTTGGCGAGCTCTCCGAACGCGGTAGAAAACGTCGCCTTGGCGTCACCGATCTTCTTCAGCTGCGCCTTGATCTGCGCCTCCGTGTCCCGCGCAAGGTCAGCGCCGGCCTTCGTCACCGCCGCCTTAACCTGTGCGCCGGTCATGACCGCGGCATCCACAGACGCCTTGCCGATCTCCGCGGGAAGCGTCTTGTAGTACGCGATCGCCTTCCTGATCTCACCGGACGGGTCGGCAGGCTTCTCGAAGTTCCGAACGATCTCGCTGATCGCGTCGAACCCGGACTTGCCTTTAGCCCCGGCCTCGGACATCAGCCGGAGCGCATAGGCGATCCCCTTGATCGAGTTCGCGAACGCCGCCGCCTTCGCCGGATCCCCGTAGGGGTTGGCGCCGCCGATGTGGAGCTGGAACGGCCCGAACGACGTGCCCTTGTCGCCGACGGCGCCGAACGACGTGCCGCCCTCGGTCATCGCGACGGCGAGCGCGGCCCGTGCGTCGACGCCGACTTTCTTCGCGGCAGCGATAATCGCCGAGCCGGCGTTCCCGAGCGCCTTGACAGCAGACGACGACAGCGTCTTCACGGTTGCGTCCATGCCGCGTGCCGCAGCCGCCATCGCCACACTCACGCCCTTGTCGATACCCGCGGCGACCCCCTCGAACAGCGACTTGCCGAGCGGGATCGTCGCAGGGGCGGGCGAGTTCGGCTTCCCTGCTGCCGCGTGAGCCGACGCGATCACCTTGTCGATCGCGAGGGCGCTCGCGACCATCGCTTCGCCTTCCTCCTTGCCGATACCGGATGCGAGCCCGGACATGAGCGACCGGCCGAGGCTTACTCCTGCTTTGTGGACGCGGTCGGTGTTGAGGTCGGCGATGATCTTGTCCGCGGCGGTCTTCGCGTTGACCTTGTTCAACTCCTCCTGGATCCCGTCCTTGGCTGCGCGTGCCCAGTGGCCGAGTTTGCCGGGGAGATGAGAGAACGGTTCAACGATCGCCGCCGCAATATCCAACGCGAGTTTTTCGAGCAGGCTCCACGCCACCCGGAACTCCACCTCAACCAGACTCCACCATGTCTTCACCACGTTGACGATCTGCGCCGAGATCCCTCCGAAGATGTCCTTGAGTCCCTTCCAGAGCTGCGACCAGTCGCCGGTCAACAGCCCGTGGAACACCTCGAAGATGCCCTTGATCACTTGGAACGCGTTACGGATCGTCCCGCTGATGAAGTCGAATGCGATCCCGACCACCTGTTTGATCGTGTCTCCCCACCGCTTCCAGAAGTCGGAGAGGAAGTCGAGCGTCCCTGTCACGATCTCCTTGATCTTCACGATCGTCTCGTGGATAATCTCGCCGGCCCGCTTCACCACTTCGCCCGCCTGGGTGCTGCTCAACCCCATCTTCTCGAGCGCCGTCTTGAACTTGTCCGACGCGCTCCCCGCACCCGTCACGAAGTTCAGGAACTTGTCGACGCCCTGGATGGCCGTGGAGAACGAGGGCAGCAGCTTCGCGCCGATCGTCTCCTCGATGTTGCCGAGCGACGCGTGGAACTTCGCCATCCCGCCTTCCGCCGACTCGGAGAACACCTTGCCCTGGTCTTTCACCTTCCCGGAGAGGGCGTCGTAATACGCCTGCCCGGTCGCGAGCTTGTCCTGGATTTTCGCGTGTGCGAGCAGCTCCTTCCCCGCCTGCGTCGTCAGATCCACCTTCGACGCCTTCAGCTTGTCCTGCGCCGTCGTGACGGGCGGCAGGACGATGCCGTACTCCTTCGCGGCGCGGGTCGCCCCAGTCTGAAGTTTGATCAGCCCAGAGGTCGCGTCGCCGAGCGATATGCCCTTCACCCTGGCCAGATCCTGGGCCACTGTGATCTCGCTGACGCTGTCCTTGTACGACTTCCCCGAGTTGACTAGCTTGGTCAGACCCTCGCGGGTGTCGTTGTTCGAGAAGCCGAGCTCCCGCGACGCCTGCTCGAGTTTCAACACCGCCGGCGAGGTGGCGTTCATCGCGAGGCCCTGGTTCTTGAACGACTGCGTGAGTTTGTCGTTTGCCTCCTGCGCCGAGATCGCAGCCTCGAGAGTTTTCTTGCCGATCTCGACGGCGACAGCGGCTACAGCCACGCCACCGGCCGCCGCAGCCACCCCCATCTTCTTGAAGCCGGAGCCGAACTTGCTGGTCGCGTGCTCCGACTCCTTCAGCGAGTCAACGTACTTCTCGGCCTTGCCGATGATCAGAACTTCGAGTGCTTTAGCCAAGCGTCATCCCTTGGAGGCGTCCGCGATCGAGTCCGCGCACGCGAGCAGCTGTGCGGGTGTCAGGTCGCCGATGTCGCAGGGCCGCAGATGGAACCAGTGGGCTATACCTGGATCCCAATACGACTCCGGCCGTTCGCTAGCGGGTCCGAATCGGACGGTGAATCGGAGCCAGAAGGATCGGGAGACGTCACGGGCTCGCTTGTTTCTTCTGGCTCGCTCGCCGGGGGGACGACCTGCTCATCCTCCTCGGCTTTCTCGGCGTCGGTCAGGTCGATCTGAACCGCTCCGGCGGCGGCGTCCCAGATCATGTCACGGAGCTGGGCCGGTTCGCCCTTCTCGGCGCGGCGAAGAATGATCAGCGTGATCGCCACCAGCAGGTCGTTGTCGCCGGCGGAGAACGCCTCCTCGAGTTCCCCAGCACGCACTCCGGACTCCTGCTTGATGATGTGGAGCTCCCGGTTCGTGAACGTCGTGATGTCGAGGTCGTAGTCGCCGTCAAGCGGCGGTACACCCTCGATCTTCAGGGTTGGCATCAGTCTCCTTGTAGGTTGAGTTAGAAGCCCGCTTCGCTGGCGTACTTGTCAAGCACGACATCGACAGCGGCGAACACCTCGACAGCGCCCTCGTCCAGGGCCGGGATCAGCGCCTGCCGCATCTGCAACGCGCCGAAGTCGCCGCGTAGCCCGGTCACCTTCTTCGCGGCCTGCCCAACGTAGACACGTGCACCGGAACGGCGAGCCCGGATCGTGTTAACCGACGCACCCTGCCAGCGTTGCTCCTTGCTTTTCGCAGCCTCGACGACCGGGGCGGCCGCCACCTTCAGGTCCGCCCCGAACTCAGACGCGAGTTTCCGGTCGATCTGGCGAAGCGCCGAATTGACCTCGCGGACGCCGCGAACCTCTACGTGCGTCTCCACGGTTACGCCGTCGGGTAGGTCAGACCCGCCTGCGAGCTGTTCTGGAACTCGGCGTCGATCTGGGTTGCGTCGCCCACAGACCCGTCGAGCATCTTGTAGTTCATCAGCAGCGCGGTCATCAGCGCCGCCGGGTTCGTTGCTGAACGGGCCGCACTTGTCGGCCGCACCTCGACCGTCACGCCCGTCGTCGACCCGATCAGCGGCTGCAACGTTGCGTGGGTTTTGCCGCCGGCGAAGTCCTGGAAGAACGTAATCGTGATCTTGGCGTCGCCGAGGCCTTTGGTGACCGCTTTGCTGGTCGCGCCGAACGCGGTGATGTCGACCGTGTCACGGGTGTCCTCGATCGTCACCTTGTTTGCGTGATCCGACAGCGTCACGCCGTTCACCTGGATGAACGCGTCGGTCATAGCGAAGATTGCCATCTACTTCTCCTCCTTCTTCGTGCTGGGCTTGGTTGCCTTTGGTTTGACGCGTTCGATGAAGCCGCCCTCGAGGAGGAGCCGCTCCTGTTCCATCGTCAGCGCCTTCTCGAACTCGCTGCCGGGCTTCGTCTCGAACACGTCCGAGTCACCCACGACCTTGTAGGTGCGGGGGACGATCTCGAGCAGGCCGGAGTTCAGGTTTGCTTCCTCGTCGGCGGGGCTGTCGAACTCGTGCTCGAACTCGTCGCCCTGTTTGTGTTCGCCGTTGACGAGGATCGGGAGCAGAACCTTGTAGGTGTTCACGGCTGGGTGAGGTTGAAGACGCCGGACGTGACCGAGGTCGTGAACCCGTGCGTCACGGTGGCGAGGCCGGTGGTGGGGTCGCCGAAGAACTGGGCGGGGAACGGTCCGATCATCCGCTCCTGCGCGTTCGTGACCGACACGGAGTTGTCAGCGATCGTCAGTCCGGGCGGGTCACCGGCGAGCACCTGCACGACGCAGGTGTCCGGGGAGGCGCCGGCGTTCTTCACATGGATGAACGTGTTCTGCCCCGGCAGGAACGTGTCCGACGCCGACACCGCCGTGTAGGCGGGGGTTACCCCCGTCCGGCTGATGTTCTGGACGGTCAGTAGAGCCATGCTTCCTCCTTCATGGGTTTTGGGCCATCACTTGAACCGACCACTCGCAGAGGAGGATCGGGCCGTTCGCACCCTGGGCGACCCGGTACCCGGTTGCGTTCGTCACGCTGACGTCCGAGACGATCCCGCCGAGCGTCGAGTCGGACTCGACCGCTGTTTTCAACGATTTCGGCCCGGTGGGGTCGAGGAGCTCGTCGAGGCGTTTCTGGCTGCCGATGTCGGAGCCGTACTGGACGAGCGCCTGGACGAGGAACGTGAGGTCGTCGAGGCCGCGGTGCATCGCCCGGTCGTAGACGACTTCGCCCGGTAACACTTGGATGGTTGGCGGGGTCGGGTTCGCGAGCGCGTAGGCGGACACTTGGATGCCGAGGTTGGTTCCGAGTTGGGTGAGGTTCGCGGCGATGCCGCGTCGGATGGCGGTGATGGTTGCCACTCAGATGATGGGTGCGTGGCGTGCGTACGGCTGGATGAGCGAGAACACGTCGGGGTCGGTGCGGGCGATGCGTACAGCGGCGCCCTGGTCGATGCCGGCGGTGACGATCCCGAACGGCGCTTCCCGGACGCGGCGCAGCAGCTTGGCGGCGAGGATCGACGTGGCGGCTTTGACGTCCTCGGGGATGACCGCCCATCCGAACTGGCCGGTGACCTTAACGGACTGGTCGTAGCCGGCGGGGAGCCACCGGCCCGACAGCGCCCGGACGAGGATGCGTTCGTAGGGTTTGAAGTCGGCGGTGGCGTTGAGCGGGTCGAGGACGAAGTCGGTGTTCTGCGTCCATGTCTCGCCGAACGTGCCGGTGTTGCCGCGGTCGATCGCGAGGGTGGTGAGAACGGCGAGCGGGTCGATCTCCAACCGGCGGAACGACGTGGGGCTGTAGTAGCGAACCTGGGTGGCGTCGACGTCGAGGTAGAACCGCTGGCCGGTCGCGCTGTCTATGCCGCGGCTGGCGGCGTTGATCGCCAACGTGATGTCCTGGTCGGCGAACGTCATCCCCTGCATCTCGAGCGAGCTCTTGAGTTGTTCGAGTTCGATGTAGGCGGCGGGTGTGGCGGGGCTGTGGGCGCGGAACTCGATGACCGCTTCGGCCATGTCCTGGGTTTTGCCGCCGATCGTGACGGTCCACCAGACGAGGTACTGGCCGGCGGTGTCGACGTCGATCGCGGCCCAGTCGTAGCGGACGGTGCCGGCGGGTGCGCTGACGATCGTGGCGGACGCGTTCACCTTCAACGTGCTCGAGCGGAGGGCTCGCATCTTGAACGCGACGGTCGCGGCGCTGAGGTCGACTGGGGTTCCGTCGGCGGTGGTGATTGTCTCGGTGATGCTGGGGTTTCTGTTGGCGATGAACCAGAGTGGGCTGGTGCTCATGTTTGCTCCGGTGTTGGTGGGGCGTACCGTCCGGTTTCTGCGGGGGCGCCCACGGCGACACCCCCGGCGGGTGCTCCTATGCCGCTGCCGCCGCCTGGCAAGGCTGCTGCGGCCCCGCCGGCGGGTGCCCCTACTCCGGTGCCGCCTGCGGGCGTGCCGGCGGTGACGCCGCCGGAGGGGCTGCCTTGGCCGACGGCGAGGTTGGGGGTGCCGCGGTAGTGGTCCAAGACGAGGATGACCTCGCCGAGTTGCGGGTAGGTCTGGCCGACGTACAGTTGGCCGATGGCGTAGGAGCCGATCATGAGATCGCCAGGGTGCCGGCGTTGTTCCAGACCACACCGGGGATGCTGGGGTCGGAGGTGGGGGGTTTCATGAGTAGGGCTCCGTCGGAGGCGCGTAGCCGTGCCTGCTCGACGAAAGCGTTCTTGCCTTCGATCACGTAGGCGGCGTTTACGGGGCCGGTTGAGGCTCCGGCGAAGCTGAAGCTGTACGCGCCGGTGGTGGGGTCCCAGGTGTTCGTGCCACCGGAGCCGGTGTCGCCGGTGATGGTGCCGTCCACGTTGAACGTGACCGCCTGCGCTGCGGCGTCGGTGACGAGCGGAACCTCATCGACTGCCCCCTGGATAGGAGCGAGGCTCGGAAGGAACGGGATCTGGGCGAGGGTGCCGCTGATCTCGACGTTCGCCCCGGTGCCGCCTGCCTTGATCTGCTCGGCGGCGATGCTCGCGCTCGACCCGGCCCCGGTGGTGCGGAACACGATGTCGCCCCCTACCTGGTTGCCGCGGCTCGGGCCGCCGTCGAGCTGGAGGTCTGCGCCGACATGGTCTGCCCGGTCGGCGACGCCACCCTCGACCGTCATCGGGTGACCCGCGGTGCTTACGACTCCCGCGGTGCCGATGACGAGGCCGAGGTCTTCGCCGACGATGTACTTGGCGTTGACCAGGGCGATCCCGCCGACCGCGATAGCCGACCAGCCGGCATCTCCGGTGTCGTCCCACGTCCACCCGGGAATCTGCCTCAACTCCAACGCGCCCGAGGAGTTCCTCCCGACGAGAATCTGGCCGCCTGGGATGGGAGTTCCGCCGGCGTAACCGGTGATCTGGCCGAACACGTCGATCTGAACGCCAGTCCAGATTGCTGAGAGAGCCGGGACGGCCTGCGCGGCGGCGAGAAGATCATGGAACGTCTTCGCTGTGGCTGCGAGCGCTACCTGGTCGCCGACCACGATCGTCCGGGGCGACGTGCCCTCCTGCTCACGGTCGATCGTGAACACGCCGGCCGCGAGCGCGACGCACCGGATGATTTCCGCGTTCGACGCGAGCGCCAGCGCAACATCCGCCGGCCAGATGACGAGGTTGTACGGGCCGCTGTCGCCGGGGTCTCCGGGCAGCACCGCCGGGTCGGCGAACTCGACGGTCGTCCCCGAGTCCGCGGGCGTGGGGGCTACCGCAACTGTGGTGTAGCCGAAGTTGACGACAGGGTCAGCCACCCCTAACTGGAGGTCCCGCCGATGTCGCTCGTGCGTAGGCCGAAGTGGCCGCGGGTCGGCTCGGGCGCCGGCGGCGATGAGACTTCCGGCTCCGGCTTGGGCTCTGGTTTCTTCGGGGCTGCCTTCTTCTTCGGCCGGCCGCGCTTCTCCCCTGGGGCGGCGGTCGCCTGCTCGACCTCGTCGTTGTCCCACCGGCCGAAACTGGTGGCGGGTTCGAACAGGTCGTCCCGTCCTTTCAGGAGCGGGTGGCCTGCGGGGACGAACTCGCCCTCTTTGACGAATACGTTCTCGCCGTCGAGGACGGTCGCGAATCCCTGGTTGGCCCTGTAGTACCCGGACTTCTTTGCCATCGTTTGTCTCCTATCCCTGGGTGCGTTTGGCGGTGCCGCCGGAGGTGTACGCGTTCGTGAACGTCGACCCTTGGAGGTCGAAGGTGTTGGCGCCGGTGACGGTGATCCGCCAGTTGGCGGCGTTGGCTTCGACGGTGCCGCCGACGCCGCTGATCGTGATCCGGTCCTCTGTTTTGAACGTGTGAGCGGTGGCGGTGATCTGGATCAGGCCGCCATGGGTAACGGCGCCCGTGATCGCCTTCGAGAGTGCTTTGCCGCGCTTCTGCTGTTGCTGGCCGGGCTGGTAGCCGCCCGAATACGACTCGCTCACTGCTGCTGCTGCTCGCTCGAGTAGTTCCCGGATGCGCCGACGACCGGCACGTGGTTCGACTGGCCCGGCGACCCGGCGTTCCCCGGCGTCTGTTTCTTCACACCGGCGCCGGTCGCCGCTGCTTTGGGGTGTACCTGGGGGGTCATCTTCGGTTTCGCCATCTGTCTCCTTTCGCCCCGGCGGGGGCAGGCCGAAGCCCGCCCCCGCCAAGCACTCCTTCAGTCCGGCTTAGGTGGTGCCGGTCATCGCGACGAACGCGCTCGCGGAGAGCACCTTCGACGAGTTCCGATACCAGCAGTACAGCCCGCGCTGGCCGGTCGGCAGGTTGCCCTGGCCCGCCCCGAACAGGAACGGGATCAGCTCGATGTTCAGCCCGATCCGGTCGACGATGAGGAAGTAGTTGAAGTCACCGACGATCATGATCTTGGTTGCGTTCACGACCGTGGCCTGCATCGCCGACGCCTCCCACGCGCCACGACCGAGCAGGGTTGCGCCGGTGTTGCCGGGCGTCGGCGCCTGCGTGACGAGCCCCTGGCTGATGTACAGCCACAGGGCTGCGCCGCCGGCGGTGTCGATGCCGCGGATGATGTTGTAGATGCTGCGGTTCGCGACGAACGACGCGTTCGGCCGGAACCTTGGCGGGAGCGCCGCCTCCAGCGCGTACACGTTCGCGGCGGTGACGGTCAGCCCGGTTGCGGCCGCCGACGTGTTCGTGGTGCCGACGACGAACCCCTGCGGGAACACCGTGGTGCCGACACCGACAACGAACGCGTTTGCCTCTTCGTCGTCCTTGGCGTCCTGGAGCAGCTTGCCCATTTCGGCCTCGAGCGCACCCCAGTCCTCCTGCACTTCGATCGAGAACGGAACGAACGCGTGCGCCTTCGTGACCGTCAACGTTGGTGCGGCCATCGTCGGCGTGTTGTCGGTCGCCGCCGCCGCCTCAGCCACACGGGTCGCCGTGATGGCACCCGAGCTGACGCCGTTCCAGGTGTTCGACCCGGAGATCGTCTCGACCCGTGCGAGAGCGCGGGCGGGGTTGACGACGGAGTTTGACGTCGGGATGACGGTCGGGTCGAGGGTGAACGGGACCGCCTGGCCGCCCGTCGTCGCGCCGAGCGACAGGGCACGCTGCTCCTCCGAAGAGAGAGCCGCGCTGCCGCCGGAGAGGGCCGCCTTCCAGAACGCCCGCTTGTACAGCGGGCTTCCGGTCTTGAGCAGATGCATGGCGACCTCGCCCGGATGGGTCTGGTGCGTGCTGTTCAGCAGCCGCTCGACGTGCCCCTGGATGTCCTCGTGGCCCTTCTCGACGTGCGGGAACTTCGCGATCTCGATCGCCCGCTTCGCCTGGTCGTTCAGCTCGCGGCCGGCCCGCTCCGGGTTCGACCAGTCGATGCCGCGAGTCAGGTCGTAGATGTTCTGCTCCTTCGGCGTCGCTTTCCCGGCGTAGCGGCCGAGGTCGTCTTCCATCCTCTCGACGCGCTTGGCCTGCTCGCCGTTCGACTCGATCGCCCGGTGACGGGCCTCGAGCTCCTCGACGCGCTTCTCGGCGTCATGCTGCTGCTTGCGAAGCCCCGCGAACTCGTCGCGGGCCTCGTCGGGGAACGGCAGCCCCTCGTACTCTTTGTTCAGTTCGGACTGCCGTCCCTTCGCCTCGTCGATGAACGTGTTCAGTTCGTCGACGGAGCGAAGCTGGTCTAGATCCTGTGGATCCATAGCTCCTCGAACTCCTCTCGTGGCACTGTCGGCCACTGTTTGACGGTTTCCTGATCGTCCGAGGTGCGAGTCGTCGCGGCGTCAGACTTTCGGTCTGAGGTGCTCTGATTCGCGGCGTCGTCCGTACTTCGCCCCATCGCCTCGTCTTCGGGTTCGACGGGTTCGTTCTCCTGCACTTCGACCGGCACGAGGCCGGCGAGCGTTGCCAGAACGCCCTCCATGACCGGAATGTTTTTCTGGTCTTCGGGTTCGTCCTGGTCCTCGATGTACACGGCGCCGAGTTGGATCATCTGGGCGAGCGTGTCGAGGTCTTCGACGTCCATCCGCATCGCGGCGAGCAGCTCCTGGACGCGGGCCGGGTCACGCTCGAGCGCGTCGAACAGGAACCTGTCCGTAAGCGACCGGACGCCGGCTGTCGCGTCGGCGTATGCGGGGAACGTGACGGGGCCGAGCTCGAACAGCCGAAGCTCCTTGATCGACCGCTCCGGAAGCGCCTGCGGATTCGTGTCGGACGCTTCGGGGTCGTCGACGGTCTCCTCGCGGGTCACTTTGAACCGGAACGACGCCCCGTACAGCCCCGCTTCGAGGCCGGGGATGAGTTCGCGGTTGTACGCGGTGTCGAGGAGCGGAACTTCGTAGGCGGCGCCGGTCGCGTCCTCCTCGAGCAGTTTCACGGGGCCGAGTGGCTTATCGCCGATCTGGGGGTCTTGGCCGTGTTGGAAGAGCGCTTTGACCTGGTTGCGGTTCTCCTGAAACGTTTTCTTGAACGCGCCGGGGACGATCCGTTCCATGAACCGGCCTTCCCAGAACGAGTCGATCTCCGTCCACTTGTTGAAGACGGCGAAGTGGCCGTGCAGCGTGGGCATTCCGTCGTCGGTGGCCGCCCTGAGCTCGACGCCAGGCCGGTAGGCACGGATGATCCCCTGCCCGTTGGCAGTGGCTGTATCGCTCATAAGCAATGTCCTCCTAAGGTGTCGCGGCCGAGCCGTTGGTGGCCGGAACGGGTGAGACCTTGTCGACGCCGGGGTTCGCCACGGTGTCCTTGCCGGGCGGCATCAGCTGGACGCTGGTGAGCCCGGTGTGGGTGAGGAGCGAGAAGTCGCCGGCCTCGAGCGCCTGCACGATCGAGTCGGGGTCGTAGCCGGCGGAGACGAGCTGGTTGGCGGCGGTGGCGAGCTCCTGCATCTCCTTGGCCTTGTCCTGGATGTCTTCTTTCAGGGCGGGGATGTCGCGGTCGTCGTACCAGAGTTCCGCCCCGGCGGGGGCGGTGACGATGTTCGCCAACGATCCGCAGGCGTTCCGCCAGATCGGCCGCATCGTCCCATCCGCGAACCTGCGCCGCGCCTGCGAATAGTTCGAGTAGGTCGCCGCCTGCAACCCCTCCGACAACCCGACGATGACCGGCGGCGTCCCCGCAGCAGCGGCGATCCGGGTTTCGCCGGCGCCCTGCGTCATCTTGAAATCCATCTCCTGAAGGTTCGCGCCGACAACGGTGGCGTCGGTGCCGGCGCCGATGAACAGCGTTTTGTACGCGTTCATCGACCCTTCGTGGCCTTCGCGGAACAGGTCGATCCAGGGGCGCATCTTCTCGACCGAGTCGAGGTCGAACTTGACGACCATGTTCGGCGTCGCC